TTTTTTCCCATTTTTGATCCATCCTTTCAGAATAATTATTCTCGGCCCCAAGTGCAATTAAATAATCCTGCTGCGCCTGGTCCCGGTCACCCTGGCAAACTTGCCAGGCATTAAGTAGGTCCTGCGTTTTCTGTTCATATTGAACCAAAATCAAAACCTGCTCGGCATACTTCCTGGCAGCCAGCGGGTTAAGGACCGCCAACCTGGACAATTTCAGGATCTTCCTTTTCCAGTCAATCATATCGGTACATCACCTCGAGGGCCTGCTCTAAACTCAAAAACTCAAAACAACCGCCCTGGGTCCTGGGAAGTTCCAAAGGAACCGGAATTGACCCCAGGTCAGGAACCTTAAATCTGTTTTTACTTCCAGCAGCACAGTCACGTTTTTTTTTGACACGACCAACAAATCCGGGAAGTCATCCCCAAATCCCGAGCAGTCAACCACATAATAGCCAGCAGTCTCGAGCCCTTCCTGGATCTCCCCCTGGTTCCCGTCAACTGATTTCAGATATCGCCGATACATTTTTTTCCTGGCCAGTGAGTTTTTTTTCAATCACCTGGACCCCACAAAAAGGGCAATAAACAAACCAATTATCGGCCGGTCCTGACCCGTCCCAAAATTCAAAATTCATTCCACAACTGGTCGACCACCCATCATAAAAGGGGAGTTTTTCCCTGGTCCAAATACAGGCATTAATCATCGTCACCATTTTTTTTGTCCTTCATTCTCAAATTCTCGTCAGCCCAGGTCGCCATTTTCATCAATGACATTATTACTAACAATATGAACCCAATGGCGATCAAAACCACCACGCAAAGCATAAAATTTTCAAAGGTCATTCTTCCATTCCTTTATTCTCAATTTCAATCCCCATCCCGGCAACCCAGGCTCCCAATCTAAACAACCAAATAGCAATTTTTAGCCTGATCATTGCTTCCTTGACCCTGACAAATTTAACCCTTATTGTGACATGACTCAATAATTCGACCTGGTCGATAATATTAACTTTTCCCATTTTGATCCTCCGGGGATCCCGCTCCAATTTGTCGGGATCCTGACCTCTCAATATAGGCCCTGACCTCGGGAAGGGTTATTTCCTGGTTCATTGCATTATTAACCGCCTGGTCATAAGCCTTTAGGAAATGAGCCCGGTCAGCCATTTCGGTGTCGCCCCCTGGGAACGAACTAGGCCACCCCAGGGCCCTGGCGACCATTTCAACCAATGGGTGAGAAAAGACAAACTCTTCAACCTTGATCCCCCATTTATCGGGTCCCAATTCAATCACTGATTTCTTAACCCCTGTCCCTGCTGCCAGAACTTCCGACCAGGCTTCATAAGCAGACGGGACCCTGTTCGCCTGCTTCCTGATTTCAACCACCGATTGTCGGATCTCGTGTACTGAAGGGAAGAAGTCCCTTTTCGCTGCGGTGTCCATTGCTGCAGCCTTTAACTCTTCTGGATCCAAATCCTGCAACAATACCGAATAGGCTTCAATGGTTTCAGGGACCAAATTAAACCGGGGATAGGTCGCAGCCAGCATAACCAGAATTTCAAATACTTCCTTTTTAGTCGCCATTGTTCCACCCCTGGGAGTTAGCATAGGCCTTCAAACTTTTGAACCCTGCGGGCTCCTGGTCCTTTGTTCTTCCGTTAGTCATTGCCATGATATAAGCCAACAAATCACCGGTTACATTTTTAGCAGCAGTTTCCCAAATCAAAACCGCCAACCTTCCGGCTCCCCCAACCTTTTTAGCAGTTTTCCCAATATAACCAAAATCAGGAAATTCCACCAATGAAGGATGAAGGACCTCAATCATTTTTTTAAGAGCAGCATTTTTGTTTTTTTCCTGCTGCAGCAGTTCCAACCAGTCATCTAGATTAGCCGGCGTTGGGACAGAAGTCCCGCTTGCGGGACCTTTAGGATCCTCTTCAATATCACTATCACTATCACTATCATTAAGCCCTGCGTGATTTTCTAGGTGGTTTTCTAGGTGATTTTCCACCTGGTTCGCATAGGCATATCCGGGCCCAAATCCCCCGGGCCGGTCCCAATTTTCCAGTATTATTTTATGACCTGGACCATGATATCGCTTGCGATCCTCCCATCCTTCCGGAGGATCCCAATCACTAGGACCCGCCCATTGTTTCACCTGGTAACGCCACCAATTAACCACCTGAAGAACCGGCTTGTTTTTCACCTGGTAGATATAAATCATCCCCTGATCGACCAATGCCGACAAATCTTCCTGAACCTCCGATACATTAATTTCATCATAGGGCCAGACCTCCGACCTGACAATTGCCGGCAAGGCAAGGGTCCTCCCCTGGTCATCGGCAACAGTGATCAAACCGTGCCAGAGGTCCCTTTGCCGATAAGTCAAAGCCGAAAAGGACAGGGATTTCCTGATCCGGCTGTCAATTATTCTTTTTTTTGCCATATTATCACCCGTGTTAGTGGAATCATTGCAGGGGAAGGGCTCCTGACCCCTCCCCTGATTAATAACCTGGTTCAATTACCAGGCTGGTCGACGGTTTCCCCTGCTGCTTTCAAAATGGTTATTATTGCATCCCTTTTGAACAGCAGGACATCAGGATCCATTTGAGGATCTTTCAGATTTATTGCAGCCTGGATTGAACCCCACATTTTGCGGAGATCCTCTAAGGGGACATCACCATAAGGAACCCCTTCGCCAGTCTGGACCTGCTTAGCCCGCTCCAGATCCATCAATTGCGGGATTTCCAGATCTTCTTCTTCGTGCTCTTCCAATTCTTCGGACCATGTCCCTGGAAGAACTGCCTCAATCAGATCCGGTTCGCTTTCCTCACCGGCTGGAACCCAGGGGTAGGTATAATCACCTGGTAGGGCCAATGTTTGAACCTCCGACAATTTCATCTTAACCCATTCAGGATCAGCCTCAATTGACAGGAGCCACTTTTCCATTCGGACCCTTCCCCCATCCTTTTTAGGTACTGATATTTTCTTCGGCCTTCTGCGGAGGATCAAGGGGATCCCTTTGATCACCCCACCATTGATCTGTTTGAAGGCTTCCAATTGTGCGGACAGGTTGGCGATATCGTGAATTGAAGTCGTCATAACTGTCATATAAGCAGCCCTCGCCAGCTCCGGTACAATGACCTTTAATCTTCCCACCGGCTTTGCGAAAACCGGCTTATTTTCGTAGTCATTTCCAACGACCTGGCCTTCCTGGTAGGGCCTGTAAGGCTCCCCATTTTTAACAATTATGTCCCCGGTTGCGGTGTCAATTAAATAGGTGAACCTTTTCCCGTCCGACCTGGCGACCAATCTTCCAGCCGTATAGGCCTCAAGCCATGCGTCCCAGGTCCTTTCGATTTCATCAAAGGGTAGGATTATATTGATCTCCTGCGGTTCATCCCCGTAAATCTTCCTGAATTTTTCAGCGGTCGAACTTTCCTTCTGGTCAAATTCAACCCTAAAATAGGACAGGTCAACAGGGACCTGATATTTTGATCCATCCCTGCGGGTCCGCTCTTCCTTGATCCCTTTTCTGATTTGTCCAATTTCCGGGAAGGACAAACCCCGGTCAGTCAATCCAATTATAGGCATTTTTGATCTCCCGTTTTCCAACTATTGTTATTTTTGATCTTATAAATTTGAGGTATGCTGATCCCGAACTTCCTGGAAAGGACCCGGGCAGGTGTCCCCCTGTTCAGCATTTTCCGGATTGTTTTTACTTCCTCCCAGGTGATTTTTGCACGTCCATTTCCTTCGCCTGCAGGCGCTCCCCCATTGGATCGCCCCTTTTCCTTCATATCACGCATATTATCATCGTGAGTTCCAAGAAAAAGGTGATCTGGATTACAACAAGGAGGATTATCGCAGGAATGACAAACGCAAAACCCTTTAGGAATAGGTCCGTTATACATTTCCCAAATAAACCGGTGAGTAGAATATTTCACCTGGTCAACCCAAACCTGACCATAGCCCCAGGTATCGAATGACCTGCACCACAACCAACAACCACCGGGACCATTTTTGTCGATATAATCCCAAATTTGATCAGCCAGCATTTTGATCCTCCAATCCTTCAACCTTCACAATAAAACCATCATAATCGAGGGTTAAATTGAACGCTGAGTACCGCTCTTCCTGGAATTTCACTTGATTCACCAACCAATCATAGATCGAAATTTCCAATCTAAAATCATCCTGGGGAAGTCTTGCGATCACATCCCATTTAAAGGCCTGGTGATAGGAAAGGGCTGTCTCTTCATCCACCTGGGAGAGCAAAATCCCAAGAGCAAGCTGGGCGGGACCTGACCCGCCATAACCCCAATTAAAACCATCGGGTGAGTGATTCCAGACCTTTTGAGATCTGCCTGGGCGCAATTCCTTCCCGTCAATTTCCACCCGCCTGGTCGACCAAATTCCTGTTATTTCAATCATGTTTTTTTACTCCCCGGGATCAAAATCCCAACTCGTTCAATATTTTTTTCTCGGACTTCCTGGGCGGGGATTCTATGATCCCCGCCTCCTGGAGCATCCGCTTGACATCGGGCAAGTCGGCAAGTGATTCCTGTCGTCTGTTTTCTGCGAACCACCTGGTAACATAACCCTTAGTTTCTTCCTGGCATTTTCGGCAAAGGACAAGCCAGGACCTGGTTCCCTGTATAGGAAATTTCACCAAACTTCCCCAACAGTTTGAGCAAACATAGTCCCTGACAGTGACTTCGGCGAGGACATCATTCAATGGTTCCATTAATAACCCCCATTCGTCTTGTAGTGTTCTGGCCGGTTCATCCAATCATGCGCCTCGGCTTCCAAATCCTCCAATTGGATCCGCTCTAATTTCGCAAAAAAGGTGTCATGGATCTGTTTCCACGTATAAAGGTCAATTGTTTCCCCTGGGAAGACCCCCTCGACCCATTCTTCAAATTCCTGATCCCCCATCCTTTCGCATAGTGCTGCTTTCAGGTTCAGGGTCGCATTTTCCCAGTGGTAGGAATCATAATTTGACAGGTCCCTGGCCTGCTGCATTAATTCCCTGTTCGTTGGTCCCCGTTGGTTCCAACCAATTCTATTTGAACCCATTTTATTAGCCATCATTCCCCCAGGTCCCATAACCGGTCGTCATCCAATTCCCAATCGGGGCGGGTATATCTGCGGGGATCCGGAAATTCACCGTCAGGAAATTCCTCCGGTTCCTGGTCAAAATCAGGGGATTCGTTCAGCGGGTCATCAAAATCGTTTGGGTCCTGGTCCATCCTGGGATCGTCATTCAAAACCCTGGGATCCAAAGGGTGAGTGCCAGGCGGCCAGTGCTGCGGTCCGACATCCTGTTCAGGCTCTTCAAAGTGGGAGCAGAACTCCCAGGGTCGCCCAGGCTCGCAGTTCTGGACATCACCACAAGCATTACAGGGGATCTCGCCCATTGCTTCCTTTTCCGCAACCATTTCCAAATAACGATCTTCCTGCTGCTGCAGTAAATCAGCAAAATAGGGTGTCCCTGTATTAGTCCCCCCAACCAGCCACCCATCCCAGGAATATACGATCCCACATTGACAAACCACATCGGGACCAGGTTCAAAATAGACCAATGGTCCATAACCACATCGGCAATTTAGCCGACCTGGGGCGGGTTTCCCTATTGGATAATTAGGGTCCCTGATCCATGCTACTTTAGATAATTTTTTCCTTGTCATGTCGTCAGCTCCTATTCAATTATTTATTCTGGTCATTCTTCGGGAAGGTTTTTGAAACAGCCCACCAAACCGCAACCGCCATAACCAAATAATATATCGCCTCGTGCATTTTTAACCTCCGTACCCCTCAAACTCGGCTTTGCGACTCAATCTTCCTGGTTCATGGGTCGAATTGTATTCCTGGCAATAATCCCGGGCCTGCTGGAAAGTGTCAACAATCTTAACAAATTCCTTCGGACCTGGACCTGGTTCCAACCCATTAGGAAATTTTGGATTATCTATCCACCAATCACGAATAAATATTTGATACGGCATTTCAGACCCCCCTCCCATATTTCAAATTTTCCAAATCTTCCATTTCATCAAGGGGATCCCTGTACCGGGGATTATAAATATCGGCTGGTGATTCCCCTGTTTCCTCCCCCCATTGCGACCGGGGAGCCAATTCCTGACCAGCACCATTGTACAGGCGACCACATTTAGGACATTCTTCCTCAAACCAATTAAGGATAGTGAAGACCTGTCCACATTTACAGGTATTAACCCTGATCACTTTTCCCGGCTCGGCGGGATCTTCACAAAATCTTATATTAACCATGTCGTCAGCTCCTGAATTAAAATTTCAAACCCGGGTTATAAATTCCCAGGTTTGCATCCAGCAAGTCATCGAATAATCCTTCCAATTCTTCAATTGAGGATCTTTCAGCTGGGTAAACTGCAACAATAAAATTAAGATTAACTTTGTTCCTTATAGCCTCCTTCGCCTGGTCCTCATTGTCCGCTGGGACCTGGGCTCGTTCAATAATTTTTGTCGTCCCCTTCCGACAATATTCGACAATAAATTCCTGCGGATATTTGCTTAAATCAATTGCCATTTCGGACCTCTCTTAATGTTCTGATCTTCCTGGCCTGCGTTGCAATTGCATAGCGAATCGCCTCGGCTGGGCGAACCCTTGACCCAGGAAATTCACTTTCCAGAAAATTAATAATGTCCATTAAATCTTGTGATATTTCCACCCCATGTCGAAAGATGGTCCTTTGATCCATAACCTGATCTTGTGTTTTATCCATTCATTAACTCCTGTTTGTTAAATTGCTTCCTGGCCGGGAATCACCGGCAGCACAAATATAACTCTATTGTCATACATTGTCAACAATCAAACCCATCATTTTTGTTTGCAATTCCTGGACCCTAAAATCATCAAATATTGAACCCCATAACAAAAAGGGCGTTTTTGTTACCCCATATTAAAACCCCCCAACCCCTTACGGTTTCGATAATTGCAGTTATCGAAAGGACAAACAGGGACGAATTAGGGACGAAATAATTCGGCGACCTTTTACGGCGCCCTGGATCCCAAAACAAAAAGACCGCCAGGGGGGAGACCTGGCGGCCCTGGTCCAATGGCAGGACCAAACGCTGACGACAAAATCAGTTTAGCAAATAAAGCACCTTCTGTCAATCATTTCAAGCTGCTTCATACCAGAGCGAACCATAGACCGCTTTGTCACCAGATGCGGTCCAGGCAGTTGTCGAATATCCAATCCCCTTAACAAAAGTCACAAATCCGGTCGTGCTGATCGTACAATAAGGCCCATCATAAAGAGCGGCCCCGTTATCCCTTCCAACGCACATATGAAGCCAGGAAGCCACCACCCCATTATAAGGGACAGTAAAATTAGTGCTCGTTGAATTGCTGGTTCCAACAAGCCTATAATTAACAAAGACCAAATTTCCAAGTTTTTTATAATATATTCTGGTTTCAGTTCTGGACGACCACCCGGTTATCGTCGATGTACTGCTGTAATCCGTCCACGGCACAGTATGAACCTCACAATTTGTCCCAAGTTTTATTAATCCAGTGTCCCGCCAGATTTTAATAGGCGTGAGGTAATATGTTCCATCGTCATGGCGGGAAATGATTTCCAAATCTGATCCAGCATCTGAACCGGTTTCAGCAGCATTAGTACATCTTATAACCCATCGGGCGTCGCCACCTTTTGAGTAAATAGTTTGGGCGACTTGACCTGGTTCCGCTTCAATCCTTTCGGATACAGTTATCCCGCTTTCCTGAAGGGTCAATGAGCCATTATCAATATCATTAATGGACCAGGGACCTTCGCCTAAGATAATTTTATTTGCTTTAATATCTTGACTTGTCAAAGCAAATCGTTCCAATTGCGATAGGCGTTCCTGCAAATCCTTGATCTGATCTAATAAATTATTAACCTGCTGGTCAGACTGTAATCCACCTGAGACCATTATAAAGACTCCTGGACAACCAAATCACAAACCCCATCCCCCGGCTTAAATTCCCTTGACAAAATCCTGACCATTGTATCGGTTCCATCGAACCCATAATCGGGCGCAATTAATCTGACGGTGTCCCCTATATCATAGGCCGAAAATTTCGCTGGTTCCGCATCCACGGCAGACAAAGTAAATATATTGTAAGGGTCCTTTGTCTGCTCTAATAAATTCGCTGCGTTCTGGTCCAGGGTCCCCTGTTCCTTGACATCCCCATAGACCCTCGAAGCTTCCCTTAATCCATAGGTGTCGATACTGTCCTGATCTACAGCAGTTGAGGTCAACCTTTCAGCTCCCCAACCCGTCCCCTCACCGGCGACAACCCATTTATTAATGATCGGCCCCTGTTCTGATAATTTGACCTCCGATAAATTATTCCCCTGGATTAATACAGTGCTCGGCTTAATGGACCCTTTCATTTCGTAAAAGTTGGCGGTCATCTGGATCACCCCATCAACCAGGCTTCCAGTAAAACCAAAATCATAATTTGACAACCTGGTTAATATACTGTCCTGAAAGATCTCAATCAATGGTTTCAGGTGATAGTCCGGAGAATGAGCATCCCCTCCCGAATAAATTTCACCAATCAAAACCCCTGTCAAAGCAACAATATTCGCATCATCAATAACAGCCTTAAATATCGAGCCGGCTGCTTCAGCAGTAAAATACCTTCCCTTATCGGTGATCCTGTACTGAAAGATTTCACCTGGATCATAGCAATTAACAGTGATTAAATCTTTGTCCCAATCCCTAAAGGGATCTATGATCCCAACCCAGGCCGGTAGTCCATTGTCAAACTCAATAAGGACCCTGTTCCCAAATTTCAAATTTCCTGCGGTCGACTTTGGATCATTCGCTGCTATGTCAAACTTACATTTTCCAATCTTATTTAACCGCCAATTGACAAACTGAAGATTAACTTCCAATTCATCAAGCAGGGCTCCAAACTGATCACCAACAACCAACCTGGCGTAACTCAATCGTAGAACCTCTCTTCATAAGTAATCGTGATAGTGACCCCATTCGTGCCGGTGTCATTAAACTGCAAAGTGTTATTTCCCGGCTGAAGTTTCAACCAATCCCTGCGGACCCCGCCTGGGAGACTCAAAGCCTGGAACTGGTTCGCCCCGCCCTTCAATACGGTTTTTTTATCGGTATCGACGATCAAATCTTCATTCAAGGCCATGTTAATGGTTAATTCAATCCGCTCGACAGTACTCATGTTCCACACAGCACAATCAAGAAAATAGGATGTCATTTCAGGCTGCGGGATTGAGATAGGTGTTTTAGCACTATCCAAGGTCAAAGTAACGTCGGAAGCTTCAAAGTATTCGAGAATACTTGACGACGATATATTAAATTGGATCCCTGCTGCTGTCGGTGCGGTTCCTGCAAATGTTTCGCTTCTGCTCCAGTTGGTCCACGCTAAAAGGGTCCCGGTCGAAATTAAAGTAACTTCAAGCCACCCTGTATAGTCATTGAACCTCATCGTGTAGGCATAGGCTGCAGCATGGTTTTTATAATATTCTCCACTTTGGAAGTTTGCAACGGTGATCCCACAAGGATTTGTTATGCTCCACCGGCCATATCTGTTTGAACCGCCACCACTTAATAGGATCCCAAGTTCCACGAATGGATCTGCAGCAGCTCCCCGATCACCACCATAAGAATAAGCATCAGAACTTTTAGCAAAGACCCATTGCCCTGTACGGTTCGGCTTAGCCACCGCTGCAAAATCGTTATAATCCCAGGTCGTGTTACTGGACGATGGCAGATAAATCATTGGTTCATAATTGGAATCAGATGGCGGGGATCCTGCTGAAGCATTCCCATAAAGGATCCAGATATCATGCTGGATCCAAAATACAGTCGCTCCGGTACTATGGGCAGCAGCGGTCGAACCATTCGCCCCCCTGGTGCATCCTTTGAAAGTCTTATCAGCATTTGACTTTGAAGTATAGGTTATGACCTCGGAATTTATATATACAATCCCCTGATCAGGCATCCCGCTTATCGCTTGATTAACAGTAAATTCAGTGACCGAATTGTTAATTCCTGCTGCAAGGGTCATCAGGATATTTGATTCAAAATCCACATTACACCAGATGTCAGTCACTGCGGTGTTCGGATTAGTTAGCCACCTATTGACTTCCACGCCATCAATCCAAACCCTCAAATCGTCACCACTGGCCAGGGCAAAATTTGTCGATGCGATCCTGGTGTCCAAAACAGCAATTTCGACCGGGTATTGTATCGCTGCGGTCGTTCGCCATTCGAGAGCGACAAATAATTTGTAGGGCCAAGACCCAGTTTTTGCGGAGGTCGGTCTAATGGTTATTTTTGGATAGCAGTCCATTTCCCCATTATTAGCAATGATTTTCTGTTGACCGGTTGCGGTAATATTCCAGGCTGAAGCAGCTGTCGGAGTGACTTCCCGCCAGAATACATCCCCGTGAATCTGAACAGTTGCGACAAAATGGATCCCTGCGCTGAAAGGGACCTCGTCAAGGGCCTGACAAATCCCCATTACGTAACGATCATTCCCACCCCCGTCATCTTCTGCGACTAACATCTTGGGAGTTTCATCATCCGGATCAAAATATTGAGCGAGCAGTTTTTGATAAGTGGAAAGGGCTCCGGTGTTCCTGATATAAATATCTATAATGATCTGTTTCCCTGGGCGTTCTATTCCACCAATCAAGGGCCAGTAGTTTTGTCTTTGAGCAAGGTTAATTCCTATCCCTGGCAGTCCGTAGGTACTGGCATCCAAAATCGACTCAAAATTGGTTCCATCATTGATACTATAACCACCAAAGGACTTTAACTTCATAATTCAATTTCCCTTAACTGCTCTAATAAAGTTTGTTTATCCTGGACATCGTGAAGATGTAATCCTCCGTAAATTATCACCTGGCCGGCCCCTGCTGCTGCAGGAATAGGGCGCAATGATCCTGACCTGGTCCCCATTGCCCCGGGCCCAACAGGATTAATTATTTCTGGACCCGCAACCCCAGCCATCGACCCAATTAAGGATCCCATAGCAGACCCGACGGACCTGGCCATATTCAATACGCCGGTCGCCAGACTTCCCCCGATATTTTCCCCTGCGTCAACCATCAATCTTGACGGGGATCCCCATTTGAAGAATCCCTTCAACGTGTCCCAAATCGCACCGGCGACAGATAAAACCGCATCAATCACCCATCGGGTAGCAGCGGTGATCCCGTTTGCGATCCCCTGGATTATATTCCTTCCGACTTCCAGCCAGTCAGTTTCTTTGAACCATTTGATTATCGCCTTAATCCCATCAGATACAGCAGTCTTAATAAAGGTCCAGGCTGCTGAAAGGGCGGTTTTTATATCCTCCCAGGCACTATCCCAAATTTCCCGCAGCTTTGCGCCGAACGCTTCCCAATCCCCTGAGAACGCAAGCTGGAAGGCTTCGAATATCTGCTTCGCAATATTAACAAACCAATCAAATATCGCCTTGACCCCATCCCATATAGATTGAACCAGGCTTTTAATCTGCTCCCCATGATCAGCCCAAAACGACCGGATCCATTCCAACGCTGAACCAATCAAATTTCGGATGAAAGTAATCACCGCTTGAGTTTTTCCCTGTATATCGCCCCAGTTATTCTTCCAGGCTGCGGTCAGTAAAGCTATGACCCCAATCACCGCACCAATAATCAAAATTAATGGACCTGACAGGACCCCAACCACTGCGCCAACCACCGGGATTATCGTACCGATCGCTGATACCAGGGACCCCACAATTAACAACAGTGGACCAATGGCAGCAGCCACCCCCGCAACAATTACGATGATTCGCTGCATTTCTGGACTCAATCCCTGGAACCTTTCCAACCAACCCCGGATCACATTGACCAATTCCAAGGCAACAGGGAGCAATTGTTGACCTATTGAAGCAGCAGCATCCTGGAATTGAGCAGATAAAATTCTTTGCGAATTTGCCAATCCTTCGGAGGTCCTCTCAAAATCCCCCTGGGCGAGCGTTGTCTGCTCCAAAATCAGGGCGTAACCAGCCTGCGCTTTAATGGCCGGTGTCAGTTCGTCCTTTGTTTCAATCAACCCCATTTTTAGGGCCTGCTGCTCGACTGCTGCTTGTGATAAAGCAACCCCGAACCTCTTCATAGGTTCAAATTCCCCTGTCAGTGCGGACCTCAACGCCAGTAAAGTTTCGTCTGGTGAAGCATTGTTAAAACTTGCCAGGTCGGACGCCAGCTGCACAAAGGTTGTGGACATATCAGCAGCGGTATCAGGGATCACCCCAATCGACTGAAGCAGGTTTCCATAAGTCCCGACTGCTTCCAGGGCCTGCTGCTGCGACTGTCCCATCGAGGTAGCAGCAGTCTCCGACCATTTCACAATCTCATCAGCATTATCACCAAAGACGACATTGACCTTTGACAGGGATTCTTCCATATCTGAAGCAGCATTAACAGCAACAAACCCCAACCCAACCAGGGGAGCAGTCACACCGGCGGTCATCTTCGTTCCAATGCCAGTCAGTTTGTCCCCGACCGCCTTTGTTTTCTGTTCTGCTGATTTCAGGGCCGACTCATAATCGGAGACATCCCCGACCAATTTGACGACCAATTGAGCCAAAGTTGCCATTAGCCTAGTCCTAGGTTCATTTTTAGCCTTCGGTAGATCTGCCTGGGCGACAGTTCTTCCGCTTCCTGCGGGACCTGGTTCCTGAGTTCAAACTGTTTAGGTTCAAACCTGCGCCCCTTTTTCGGATCCGTGTTGACATTAGCAAGTAAGGCCTGCAAACTTGCCAGCTGAAGGTCGAATAAATCATCCCCGAATGGTTCCAAAGTGAAGTACGCCATCCATTCGGCGAACTCCCTGGAAGTGATCCATCGTTGACATTCTGCGACTGACTTATGACCCAATGCGACGGTTAATTTGAACCAGAACCATCGCTCGGGCCTTCCAGCAAGTTTTTTGCTAATTCCTCAACGTCTTCGTCTTTGATCCTGGACAACCTTTGAGATACGGCAAAGACCCGGTCCAATGCAGCAGCCGACTTTTGGCCAAGGGCGGTTATATCCTGGTCAGTGAACATCCGTTTATTGTCCCCATTAACAACGGTATGAGCAACCAATTTAGCCCTGACGTTTTGCATGTTAACGGTGGTGTCCTTCCCTTTTCCCTTGATCAGCATTGCTTCAAAGGCGTCCCGCTCCGAACCGGTCATTGCTTTGACTTTGACTTCCCCGCCCCATTCCGGGACCTCAACCACTTCAGTGGTTATGTCAGGAGCTTCAAGGATCTGTTCCCTGGTTAATAAGGGCATTTTTTACCTCTCAGGTTATCACCGGTTGTCCAGTTGGCTGAATAGCTACTTCGGCCTTGTAGGCATCTTCCTGCTCGCTGATCCTTCCAATGGTCCTTATATGACCCTCAAAGGCGATTGTTTCATCCGCATCGGGATCATTAATTGAAAAGGATACCGGAGCATCAGAATCAAAGGCGGTTACTACTGCTGCGTGAGTTGCTTCGTTGGTGTCCCAGGTCAATGTACAGGTGAACTCATTCAATTTCCGTTTTCCTGTCGCCACCCATTCAGCATAACCACCCGCCGAATCATGGCCGGTCGACTCTGCCAGCAGTTTTTCAAATTCAGGGAAGCCAACGTCCACCACATGAGTTATAGCAGTGAGGACGGTCCCAACATCAATCTTCAGATCTACACCGAATCCACCTTGAACCATTTTAAGACTCCTTTTCCTGGTCTATTTGTTCAGCCTTTGGAGCAGCATTTTTCTGCTTCCTGGCCTTTTCCAATTCCGCAGCATGTTTTCTTTGAAAGTGCCGTACTGCTGCGTTTGGGAGTTGCGTATCATAAGAACAGAATTTGCAATGATACCGGTCATCCCTTTTCAAGTCATAATTCTTCTTCAAAATATCTTCCATAGGTTACGCCTCCTGGTGATATATAACCACATCAAGTCGCCTGGTTTCACGCTCGGTCGGAAATAAGTAATCGTCCCTGACATCCTTAACAAAGGCCCCTTCGATTGTCACCCCCCCAACCCCTCCCATGAGCCCGGAGAACCCATCCAGAGCAACCCTCACAGCATTAGTCAAACTCACAACCTGGTTATAGTTGTCAGCCTGGGCGGTTATCTGGAACCTAGGCCAGGCAATCCCTGGCGGTCCATCGTGCGCCATTAATCCGGGCCTGCTGATCACCTGGTAAGCAATAGCCGGTAAACTAACATCCTGCGGAATCACATTAGGATAAATCCTGGATCCAACAATTGCGGAAATTCCAGCAGTATTTTTCAGGTGGTAGAAAAGTGCTTCCTCAATCACCATTTTTTAACTCTCCGGTAAGGCTTCATAAACCCAAAACCGGTCCTTAACTGTCCTCCAAACATCAGTTCCGATCTGAACCTTAGATTGTCGCTGCCATTGCCCGGCCTGGTCCAAATCCGTAGTGAGTGCGGTATATTCCATTTCCCCATCAGTCCCGTCGCCTGTCAAAACAGCAGTTTTCAAAACCGCTGCCCCTGACGGCTTCCTGAAGACCATTTTGATCGTTGCGGTACTAATATCCACTATGACCCCGTCCTGATCTTTGATCACATCCCGCCAGGTCGGACAGTCTCCAACGTGAATTTTTCCTTCGGTCATCCTTGACCTCCGATTAACTTAGCATCCTGTTCCTGTTCCTGGACGATAAAAGCATCCTGTTCCTCTTCCTGAATTATAAGGGCATCCCGTTCCAATTCAATCATTAAATAAGCATCCTGCTGCAAAATTAATCTAACGAGTGAATAAATAAGGCTCGCATCTATCCCGGTCAAAGTGAATGACCCTTGACCAGCAACCAACCGGTAGGACCTGGAGAAGTTCATAGCCTGACCGGTCAGGGTGAAGGTCCCCAATCCTGCGGTTAACAACCTGTCCCAATATAACCCGGCATCCTGGCCGGCAATTGCGAAGGCGTGATATGCTGCCATGAGTGCGTAGGAACCAATTTTTGTTAATCCTGCTGCTGATCCTGTAAGGGTGAAGGATCCTTGACCTGCTGCCAGGGACCTGGTCACAAATAAACCGGTATCCTGTCCCGCCAGGGTGAAGGTCCCTTGACCTGCTGCCAGGGTCCGGACAAAAGTAAAACCTGTCACCTGTCCCGATAAAGTGAATGACCCCTGACCTGCTGCCAGGGACCTGGTCGCCAACAATCCAACCGCTTGACCTGACAAGGTGAAGGATCCAACCTCGGCGATTAATTCATAGGCACCAATTTTCTGAAGTCCCGCATCATAGCCGGTCAGTGTAAAGGAACCCTGGGAAGCCAGTAAGACCCTGGTCCTGGTCAACCCCGCATCATAGCCGGTAAGGGTGAAGGATCCCTGGTCTGCTGCCAGGGTGAAGGTTTTAGCGATTCCTGCTGCGAACCCTGTCAGGGTAAAGGATCCCTGTCCCGCTTCCAAAATCCTGGCCAGGAGCAAATTTGAAGGGGATCCTGTAAACGTAAAGGACCCTGATCCTGCAACCATCGAAAAAGTCTTTGCAAGGCCGGTTGCGAACCCTGTCAAGGTAAAGGACCCCTGACCTGCTCCAAGATACTTTGTCAATTGGAACCCGGTCACCTGACCAGCCAGGGTAAAGGCTCCCTGATCTGCTCCAAGATACTTTGTCAATTGGAACCCAACCGCTTGACCAGATAAAGTAAAGGACCCCTGGTCTGCTTCCACCAACCTGGAAGCAAAAAGTCCGGTCACCTGGCCCGACAAAGTAAAGGATCCCTGGTCCCCATCCAACAACCTGGAAGCCAACAAACTGGTCGCCTGTCCAGTGATTGTAAAGGACCCCTGGCCTGCGATTAGTGCTGCTGGTCCTATTGGATCCCCAGTGTTATTGACAATAATTTCATCAATATAATAGGTTCCGCTTGTATCGGAGCGTGCGCCATACGTGCAGCCCCATTTCAGATATCCAAGCTGGTCGAACGTGTCGTAATTGTCTTTGCCGGAAATGGTTTCCTTAAGGACCCCATCCACCCACATCGACATATAGCCATCAGCCGAACCTGAAGTTGTCGCCCGGACTATTAATACATCAATGTAATGAGGGGCGTCAGTTATGTTGTAGTTTGACGAATCGGTCGAACTAACATCATCATAAAGTGAGAAAAACAACTGGTAGGAAGTCCCCGACCATAATAAATAAACTTCGCCGATATCTGAACCACCACTAGCACGCTTGCAATTGAAGATATAATTCCCCCAACCAGAAGCCATCGAAATACCGTTTGGATCCAAATAAAATCGCATCCTCATTACGCCAGATGCGTCAGGTGTTCCCAATGTGACATAGCCGAAAATATTATTTACATCGTTTACAGTGACAGACAAACCATAATTTGTTCCCGCCAGTGCTGCACCTGCCGAAACAGCCAAATCGCTACCATCCTGCTGGATCCCTGTATATTCTGAGAAGTCATTATCTTCGTGGTTAATTTCAATCAGGTTAGCAGCTGGACCGGTCAGCCCTGCAGCATATCCTGTCAATGTGAAGGACCCCTGACCTGCAGTCAACAATCTGGAAGCCAGCAGGTCGGTGATTTGTCCCGTTATTGAAAAAGGATGATATGCAGCAACCAGGGGAGAATGAGCAACCGAAGCAGTAACCCTCGGCGTTCTCGTGTAGCCGTCAAGTGCCGTTCCCCCTGTTGAGTACATGCGGAGATCCCAATAATCCCCATTATTGACGTTCCCCGTACCAGTGTTCAATACAAGGCAAAATTCAATTTCCGTATAGGACCCGTTTAGTCCGATGGTCCCTGTTCCTGCGGAGGATTGAGCGTCGTCATACTCCCCAGCGATCGGTGTTCCTGACCAGGTCAGGTCAAAGTCTGCGGTTCCAATTGTTGCCCCATCAGCAATCGAATTTGCATCGTCGCTATATTGCAGCCCGTCTGTCCTGCTGGTCGTCACTGCGGTGTAGCCACCGGACCCATTTTTCTGAGCATAAATTTGAAAAGCCCAAGGATCTGTTTTCCCGTTATTTTCCTCGGCGATTATCCTGATCCTGAAGACCACATTTCCCCCAATAGTTTGATCACTATTCTGCGAACCCATATAGGTAGCAGTTGTCAAACTCCCGTCGTCATTCCTAAACCAGAAGTCCTCCTGGGTCGTGTTTGCGGAGGTCCCCCCGGCAATGACAGGGATCCACTGGAACCGGCCACGCCAGAACCCGAACCAATGGCGCCCAATTCTCAACCAGCCATTAGCCCAATCAATCGCCCCATCAATCCCAAACAGTTTACGCAGCATCAAGCCTCAATTCATTCCTGGCCCAGACCGCTTTCCTTCCAAACTTCGGATCATTAACCGCTTGTTCCCAAATCCACGAATAGTCAGCGGATTCGAGGGTCCTTCCTGCCAGGACAACCTTTTCCCCCTGGGAAAGGAAAAGGTATTCCCACAATCCGAACAGGTCAACCCCCCACCATCGGGGACCCTGGCCCCGGTCCTCCCAGGTGTAGTAATCTTCTTTCGCCTGGGTCGCCCAAACCAGGTCAGGATCTTCCTGGACAATAACCTGAACGTTGAGGGTAGGGGCATCCCTGGGAGCCCCATCCTCGCAGCTAAAAGTGGATCGGTCCCCGTAAAATATCTTCCAATTACGTGATCTGGAAGAGCCCGTTTGCATCGTCAAAGTCAATCGCCAGATCTTCCCCATCATTTAGGGTTATGCTGGATCCATAATTATAGACACAAACAAGGGGATCCCCTGCTGCGGTCTGATCAAAGACATAAATATATTGAAACGGACCGACCGCACCACCTGAAGCCGACAGGGTCAAATCCTGCAGGACCAGTTTGTAGGTCCCGCCAGTTTGAGAACTGCTGGTCGTGGTTATTACCCGGCTGCTGCAATAGGTATAACTAACCTGCGTCACATTCGCCAGGACCCCATTCCCATCGGCGGTCGGATTTGAAGATTCCGAACCTGGCGCAGTATTGGATAACGCAATCTCGAACGCATCCGAACCTGCGTTGATCCCTTCCGCTAAGTATTCCAGGAAGTCATTAATTTCTGTAAACGTAGCCATTTTTCACCTCTTAGTAAATTTGTTGATTATCTTCAGGAACTCCTGGCCGGTCGCTTCCTCGGCTTCGTCCCTTTTCTCGTCAAACGCAGGGCGCAGGAAAGGCTTAGCCGGCATCCCTGAGTGGTGAGCAACCATCCGCACTATCATTTCCCCCTCTCTTCCTGGGAACTGAAGTCCCCCGGTGTTCTTTGGAGTGATTTCATGCGGTTGAGCCCCATATTCAAAGAACTGGTAGTACCAGTGTTCTTTGTCGGGTCCAATAAATATCGCACAATAAGTCAACCTCTTCCCAACTGTTTTAGTTTCAATGTTGGGACCTGGCGCAAGGTGATTCGCTTCATCGACAACCACATCAGCCCCAGCCTGGGTCGCCTGTTCGAGGATCCCTGTTATTTCCTTCCTCAATCCAGCAAGTTTTTTTTCCAGGTCGTCAATCCCTTCCAGTTCTGCTCGAAATGTCATTGCAATTTACCTTGCATCATTTACCTTCAAATCTGCTGCACCTGGTCAGGACCTGGTCCCCATTTTTTGCAATATTCTTTGCGACCTGAGCAGCTGCAGACTCATTTTTATTTGATTCATGCGATTATTTCCTGGCACATTAGGTCAATTTCCCGTTCCCGCTCTTCAATGTGGACAACCGCCAGGATGTCATAAATCTTTGAACCAAATACGGCCCTCATTTCAGGACTGATTCCATCCCGTTCTCGGATCCGGATCCTGGTCGTGATTTCAGCGGTGAGCATCTTCCCATCCAGGAACTCCCGCCCCCTCAAGGGCTCCACAGAAGCCCAAACCGTAGCCAGGTCAACCCAGGTGATCACTTCCTCACCGAATGAGTTCTGAACTGCGGTTTTAGACTGGATTGTTACCCGCTGGCGTAAGTCTCCGGCTCTCATGGAACCACCTTAAATCGGTACATTGCGATCCAACCATAAAAGGGACCTGGCCCCGAAGGGGATTTCCTCGAACCTTTTTTCCTGCGCCAATTCCCTATTTTCATACCAGTGACCAATCATTAATAGCATGGCCTGTTTGAACTGCTGCGGAACGTCGGCATCGTCACCAAACCCAACCACAACCCTGACCACAACCCCATTAACAACCCTCAAAACATCTGACGGCCAGGAGGATCCTGATTTCAATATGATCCTCCCTGGTTCCCTTTTCGTGTCAGTCACATAATTTGCAGCATTGAAAGTCGATTCCTGGTCGGCTGCGTCATAATATTTTATTGATGTCACCGACTGAACAGGTGTCAAACTTTTGGGAAGTACCAGGGTCGCAGATCCCGGGAACCCATCGAGCCAATAATCCCAGGTTTGAGTGATCATTCTATGATTTGATATTTTTTCAGCGGTCCCCCTGGCAGCAATGATCAAACCCTGGATTAACTCATCGTCTTCAGTGATATCGACCCGGCAATGGAGTTTCGCTTCATCCAACCCGACAGGTTCTGCTGCTGGACCGGTCACAATTTCAATGGTCATTTTTTGGTCGTCCTCATAACTTTGTCAACCGCCTTTTTCTGCGGAGCTTCCCTGGTCACAGCCTTTTCAGGAGCCTTCCTGGTCGCAGTTTCAACCTTTTCAGCCCTGACAGGGGCGACAAGTCCAGCCTGGATCCAATCAACCCCATCGGGTAGATCAAATTCCTGACCTTCCTCGTAAGTCCTTTTGACATGCTGCACAATACCGACAAAATTTCTAATTGCGACTACTTTCATAGCAGTTACCCTCCAATCCAAAATTCAAATACGGATTAAGCGAATAAATCAGGCATCCATAGACCTGTTCTAACCTGGCCCGAACTTCTTTGCTTTGCGGTTCAATCCTGGCCAGGAAGTCAGAATAAAACTTTGGGTCCCTGAGTAAATTCTCCGGATATTCAGCAAAATTAACCATCCCATTCAATGATCCACAATCATGGCCGACAAGGATAATATTTTTTGCTCCCATGTAAGCAGCCAGGTTCATCGCTGAAGTAATGGTCGAAAAGGATACAACTATTTTATCGGTCCCAATAACATCAAGGTTGACCTCTTCCAACCCATTGTCATCGTGATCAAAATAATAATAATCACCCTTTTCTTTGTTTTCCGGATAAGCCAAGGTCCCGCAATTGTGACGGCTAGCAATCACCGTTGACCCTGTTTCAATCGCCTGGGAGAGGACCGCAGTTTCTTTGATCACCAGGTAATCAGTTTTGAACCTGGTCCAAACCCTGTTAACTCCGATAGTGATTTTCCCATCAAAGAACCTGGGCTCGACCAATCCTGCACTAGGACCGGAAGCAATGATCCAAATATCAGCCCCAGGGTGTCGGTCCTTCAATCTATTGACGGGAGTTCGGGCCATAAAATAGAACCTTTTTCGTCCTTATGTCCACAAATTACGGACATTTCAGCAGCCTGGGAGAACCCTTCAAGGTGCGCATCCCTTATAAATGGCGTATCACAGTAACCGCCATTTTTAGGCCATTCCACCCGGAAAGGAATCTGCTCCAAAACCTTACGGTGGATTAAAGTACATCCAAACCCCGCCCCTGAACAGCCAACCACCCCAGCCCGAACTGCTGCTTCCAACCTGTAAGGCCTGACAGATAAAGACTCTCCAACGTTCCTAGGCTTCCCAGGATACAACTCGAAAATGTTAATCACGTTGGAAGCCCTGAACCTGTAAACGCCATAAACGATATCGGCATCAACAGCAGCCATTTTCTTCAAGGCATCCCTGGGCGGAATGATGTCAGACTCAACCACCAGCATGGCATCAAAGGGACCCATCAGGAATAATTCCCGAGCCCTTCTGTACTGGTGAAGGTGATTCAAAACCTTCCTTTTCAGGCGGTCCCTTTGTTCAGGTTCAGGATTATCGTCCTGGAACAGGACAGACTTTGGTCCGTCCCATTCCAGGTCAAATACTGCTTTGATCGTTTCTGGTTCCAATCTCCAAATAGGAGTAAAGACCAGAACATCTTCAATCATGCGGTCGGGTGAGCTCCGTATCCAATGGCCCCGGCAATGAGGACCCCATAAACTGCTCGGAATGAGTATTTCAGATAAACAATTCCGTCAGTGGTATAGGGATCTCGCAGGAACCGGAGGGCGGGATCTTCCCTCATTCCCACAAAGTACCAGTTACCGAAATACATTGACTTTGCGGAAGCAGCAATTGCGGTCGCCTGATTTGAGTAATAGGCGGGGTAGCCCAAAATTTCACGGGCAAACGAACCGCCTGGTGTTTCAGCATACAACCTGGCAGAACCTGTTATTGAAGCAACAGTTCCAAAAGTTGTAGGCCGGACAACCCAACCAATTGACCCCGCATCTTCAAGGTAGTATGACAGGGTGTCATTGAAGACGATATCCTCAGGCTCCCCTGCTGCAATTGCGGAAGCGGAAGCAAAGGTTTTTAGGCTGGTCCCATTAGCAGCGACTTCAGTAATTAGCAAACTGTTATGCGTGATCCCCAATCCACGCCCAACCGAATCGGCAACGTGCGCCAATAGGTTAGCGTCCTCATCGTCTAACAATTCCTCGGTCAGTGCTAATTTCTTCGTGTATTTAGCCAGGGTGAAGGCTTTATTTGCAAGGACAGGGGCGACATCCCGCTGGTAGGTCTGCGCATAGCTGTCGTCTTGTTCTGAAGTTGCAGCAAATACAGAAGGATCCGCATTTTCAAACGGATAATTGACGGTCGTCCCAACCCCAGGAACAGGGCGGACCCCCAACCTTTCCGACAATCTCATTTCATTCATGCGGAGGGCAATAGTCCCAGCAAAACCGGTCGGAACTGCTGCGCCACCATCAGCAGCGGTGGTAATGTTCATAATCGAGTCGACGGCTCGCTGCTCGAACATTTTGTTGGCTCTCTGCTGAAGAGCAGTCGGGATCCTGACGGTCACAGATGAACCTGATTCGCCATCGTCCCTTTCCATCATTTCTTTGACCCCTCCCGTATCGCCACGTTTCAGGTAGGCTCCCAGGGCCCTCGCCTCGGTGTCACCCAAACCACCACGATTAACGCTTTGTCCCTGGACCTGTTGGCGAATGTCCTGGCGGGGAGTGTTTTCCGGTACTGCTTCCAACCGGCTGATCCGCTGCTCTAATTCAGCAGCATCGGCGAGGATCTCGTCGTACTTTTCCTGCTCTTCCTGGGAAAAGTTCCGATCCTCGGCTTCCGCAGCATCATTCATTGCGGTAGCCTGGTCCAATAATTGAGACCGGCGGTCCCTTAATTCACGAATTTTCTTCACGTTACTACTCCTGTTATCTAATTATTTTTTGATCTTCAGTAATTCCAGTTTTCGCCTTCGAGCAGCAGCCCTCGCCAGGGCCTGATCTGCTTCATTGCTTCCACTGGTCCCGCCAAGGTGTCCCTCCTGGGACGGCGTTGACAGGATGTCAAAGAAGTTTTCTAACTGTTCCAGCATTTCCTGGCCTGCTTCAAAATTGCCAGTCCGCTGGACATTAGCGATAAATAATTCCCCTAGTGTTCTTGCCGATACTGAAGTCTGCGGATAGGCCGGGTAGGTCACCACCGATACATCATATAACCTTAACTCAATCAATTCCCGTTCCACTGGATCCGCATCGTGATTCCATTCATCCCTGACAGTCCCAAATCCAAAGGAAGCCTGGTCAATGTCGCCCCTTTTCACAGAACTGTATAGGTCCTGGGCCCATTGCGCCTCGGGTGGAGTAACCCTGAACTGCAGCCCGTGATCATCTTCCAACAAGTCAAGGGTCCCTGATCTGTTCCTTCCCAAAACGTAATTAGGATCGTGATTGAACAGGGCCCGAATATCGGCTTCCCGAATTGTCTTTGAAAAGGCTCCCGGTCTGATCCGCTCCCTGAAGAACCCCAGGTCCTCGGACCATTGATTAAATACCGCAGCATAGCCCTCAATTATCCCCTTTTCCTCATCGGCTCTTAATTCGGCGACATAATATCTACGCTCCGACCCATCCTCAGCCAGCAAGGGATCCAATAATTTTTTATCTTCCTTCTTCATAGCAAGATCCTCCTAAACTCCAAATTCAGCAGTTATCATACAATCGCAACCACCATGATAAGGCGGGTGTCCAATATTTGAAGTCGTCGTCAATGGTTCATCCACCCCATCGGGGAGCAGCTGATCACCTGCTGCAAGGAAGAACTGATTAATCCCGACGACCTTCCCATCCAGGGCCCGGCAATAAGGACAACTATCCCCAAAGGCAATTGACCTTATCTTCTGGACCCCAACAATCGCAAATACAGTTTTTGCAACCGCATTATTAAACCTGGTCGATTCTTCCTCGGCTATATTTGCGGACCTGCTTTCCTCCCAGGTATCCAATTCCTGCTCGATTAAATTCTCCGCCGGTTCCTGGTCCTGCTGCGCCTGCTGAATAGCCTTTCGGATCCGGTCCAAACTGATCCCAGTATGTCGGGCCGAATATCCACCGGTATAGGAATCAATGAACCTGGCGACCTCAGGCGGGATCTCGGCCGGCTCTTCCCCGACTTCGTCCATTGCTTCGCTGTAAACTGCGTCCCCGTATGATCCATTGACAGTCAGCATGTTCCTCTTCACAAAATCAGCATGTTCCTGCTCGAACTGTTCCAACCACAACAAAAAGCCTCCGGCATCCAATTGTCGGGACCTGGTCATTTTCTTGACCTGTTGGCGAATGTCGTTTGCTTCCCTGCGGAGGATCCTAGCAGCGGTATCCTGGTAAAGTCCCAAATAAGACCCCCTCAATCGCAATCGCAAGGCCGCTGCTCTATTTTCTACTTTGGCCATAGCCCTGGACCTGGCCGACTTCTGATCCTGCTGCTGCGCCTGGTTCCCCAATTCAGGAGCCGGGACCATGTTAAGCGGGACCAGGTAAACGTCACCACCCTGGATCGGATTCATGTTTTCCAATTCCCGAATATCGTTTGCGGACAACCACCCATTTTGTCGCCCCCTGGCGTAGGCATCATAGCGGGTCGCAGTATCCCCCCTCAAAAGTGCTTCCAGCAAGAACTCAGAATAAAACCTGCTGCGCTCGGAGGATAAAATCAAATTGTTATTTATCGACTGCTCCCATCTCTTCGCCCAGGGAGCGATTGTATCGGTAACGTGTTCAATCGACTGGTGTTCAATATTTGAAAAGGTTGCGTTGACCAGGTGTCCAATCTTGTGCGGTTGCATCCTGAACCATCGGGCAATATCGGTGATCTGAAAGTTGCGGGTTTCGATAAATTGCATATCAGTTTGCGGCATCCCGACTTCGTGGAGTTTCATCCCCTCCTCTAAAATAGCAACCCGGTGCGACTTTTCAACCCCTTCGTGAGTTTCCTTCCAGGAATCTCGTAATTTTTGGTAGGCCTCGTCACCAAGAACCCCCGGGTGTTCCAAAATGATCCCCGGTCGGGCATCATTTTTATAGAACCGGTTGACAAACTCATCGGCCATTAAACTGGTCCCGAAATTCTTCCTGGCGAACCCAATCACCGAATAGCCGTTCAATCCATCCCCACCCAAACCACGCAGGTGCCAGATAATATCGCTAGATAACCAGGTCATTTGACCAGTTGGAAGCTGATAATAATAAAGCCTGCGGTTCCCATCAAACTTTGAAGCCTGGACCATATTAGGCAACAAGGGCCATAATTCCGATACTTGACCCCTGGCATCATATTCGACCTGTACGTAGGCGTTACCCCACAAGGCAAGGTGTCCCTGGACCGTCTCCCTGAACTCAAAGGCGGTCATAAATTCATTAGGCTGGTCGTGCAGTATCCTATAAAGCGGATGATTCTGAGCCCTGCGCTTCCCATTCCCGACCCGTTCATAAATCAATAGGGGCAAACTTCCCATCGTTTCGCCCAAAATCCTAACACAGGCGTAAACTGCGGACAATTTCATTGCGCTGGTCGGAGTGACAACCCCTTCGGAAGCTTCCCTGTTAGCAGCCATTGCCTCGACAACGACCTGGTAGTCCCCGCCCTGGCGTTCTTCCACCTGTCCCAATATATTTGAGAAAATTCCCGTCATAGTTTTCAGGTCCTTTTTCTACTGGCCCCAATCAACCCAATTATTACCAAAATCGAACCAATAACAATCGGTGTCAAAGGGACCCAAATCAAGTATAAGCCATAACCCAACAAAATTAACCCTAAAATAATTAAAATATCGGTTCCATCAATCCATTTATTCAAGGGTCCTGATCCCCCTTCCTTCGTAAACAGAAGTGCCTGGGCCCTCGTGCCGAATGGCCCGGTCCAATGCCATTAAACCGGCGACAATTCCGTCTATTTTTTCCCTGCTTTTATTTTTATTCGGCTTAACGTTCCCTGCTGGATCCTGGTCCACGACCAAATTATCAGCCATCCATCTTAAAACCGGATTCCCGCCATGTGATAATTTGCGGTCCAGAACCAACCTTAGCAATGATGTCATCGGAGGACTCATTGACTTATAACCTTGACCAAACCCAACCATTGTAAAGCCCATCCCTTCAAGCTGCGAGGATATTTGAAAGGCTCCCCACCGGTCGAACGCAATTTCCTTAATGTTGTAGATCTCGCCCAATCTCTCAATTTCCGACAAAATAAAATCGTAATCGATGACATTCCCTTCAGTGGCAATAATCAACCCATCCCGCACCCAAGCATCATAAGGGACCCGGTCCTTGCGAACCCGTTCAATCATATTATCTTTAGGGATCCAGAAAAAAGGCAACCAGTAATGTCGTTCTGCTTCCCCCTGTTCCGCTGAAAAGTTGAGGACCAAACTCGCAATATCGGAAGTGTTCGCCAGGTCCAATCCCGCATAGCATGTCGAACCTTCCAATAGTTTAGGGTCAACTGGAAAGTTACAAGCATCCCATTCGTGAAGGTCCAGCCACCTGGACTCCTGGGCGGTCCACTGGTTCAGGTGTAATCTCCGAAAGGTGTTCTGATAAGCCGGTACGTGCTCGGCCTTTTTCGCCTGGGTCCTGAGATAATCAATTTTCACTGATACCCCAAGCCCCGGATTTGCTTTCCTCCAGACCTGCTCGTCAAGCCAGTCATCCTCCTGGTCAGCAGCTACAATATAAGAGAAAAAGGTCGGGTCGTCAATTATCTTTTCCTGGACCTGGCGGGCGTATTCGTGATATTCCCAACAAATCGACTCCCTGTCAAATCCTGCGGTAGTGATCAAAACAACCATCGGTTGACGACGGGCCCCGGTTGACGTAACCAATACGTCAACCAATTCCCTGTTAGGTTGTACGTGCAATTCATCCACGACCACCCCATGAGCATTTAACCCATGTTTCGTGAAGGCATCCGCACTAAGGACCCTATAAGTTGACTTTGTCCCTTCCACCACGATTGAGTTCTTCCAAATCTTTGACCTTTTAGCCAAGGGTTTCGATTTCTCAACCATTTCCTTAGCCAATTCGTGGACGATCTTCGCCTGGTCCTTATCTGCTGCAGCTGAGTAAACTTCGGCGCCATGTTCCCCATCAGCAAATTCCAAATATAAGGCGATTCCTGCTGCCAGGGTAGATTTCCCGTTCTTCCTTGGGATTTCAATATATGCGGTGCGATATTTCCTGGTCCCATCCGATTCCCTTTTCCAACCAAATAAGGGCTCGATGATTTCCTTTTTTTGCCAATCCTGAAGGATGAAAGGTTCCCCGGCCCATTCCCCTTTAACATGGAAAAGTAATTTCTCGAAAAAGTTGACCGCTGCCCTGGCCGCCCTGTCATCGAAATAAAATTCCTGTTCAATGACCTGGTCCTGGTGAATTGAGCAGCAGCTGGATCCATCAATCGCATTATTTTTGCAGCGGGATCCTGACCTGGTCAACCCTTCGCATCGGCGTTTCATTTCAACAACCTGGGATCGGGATCCGGATCATACTGTTGAGAATGTTCTTCCCTGTCGCCTTCCTTCCCCCTGCGGTTCCCCCTGGGGTGAAGACCCTGTCCCCCCATTTTTCCCGCATCCTTTCAACCCCAGCCTGTTCGTGATCCATCGTTCGCATTGAAACAAATCCCCCGGGCATCTTCCCATGATCGTGAAGGTAGTGATATTTGTTTAATCTCAACGTCTTCCGGATCTTCCGAATGTTCTGAAGCCAGAAGTCATAGTCATCCTTCCCCAAAACCGACTCATCATACCGGAGGGTCGGTTCTAAGTGTCCGTGAAAGGGTCCCAAAATGGGAGCCAACAAATTAAAAGGCTTATAGGTTTCATACCATAATTCATCACGCCCCTGGTTAATCCCCCATAATTCAACGCCCAAATCAGACGCCAATTGGAACCCCATTAATATCAGGTGTTCAATCTCTTCCGGTTTTAAGTAAACGTGATCCCCCTGGTCCCAAACCCCAATCGCTGTAATATCGTCATCAAAGATAATTGTCCAAGGAGCTGGCGACCGGTCCAAAATTGCGTTTTGTTTCCTGCAAAGGTTCCCGTCCAATTCATCCGGAATAGTGATTAACTGTTCCTGGTCATAATAGAACAGATATTCTTCCAATTGCGACTCTGGGATCCAAACCTTCGCCCAGGGGATCACTTCCAAAGTCTTGACCTTCCCCGCTCTTCGGTACGATTTTATCGCACAGTGTATTTGATCAATCATTCAACAATTCCAGTAACCTGGTCCCATCAAGGACCCGGCCAAGTCCTTTTGATTGTATGGTTTTTTTCCCAACCTGACCGCCCAGGGTTTTCGATACTTCCAATTTTTCGCAGGCGACTTGCCAGTCAAACTCATTGTCAAAATAAAATACCAGGTAGTCGTGGCGTTCCAATAATTCAGGGCCGATAAACAATTCCCCTTCCATCAGGGACAAACTGGACCCCCGCCCCTGCTTGATTAATTCCTTTTCTTTGAACCCCCAATCGATGAGCTCTTCCAATGGGAAGGCCTGCAGCTTTTCTTCGTCCCATTCCCCTACGGCCTTTTTATGCAGATACCCGACCAGTCTTCCCCGTTCCTTTTCCGTCAATGCCCTGGAAGCAATCCTTACATCGACCTCGATGTCACCAAATTTTTTACCCCAGGCGGTTAATCGCTGGTGTCCATTGTATAACTCGTCGTCGGGTCCAATTGCAATTACATCAGGTTGACCAAATTCCTCGAAACTTTCCTGCAGGGCTCGGACCTGCTCCCCGGATACCTTCCTGGGATTCTTCGGCCAGGGGATCAAATCGGATAATTTCCGCTTTCCGTTGGTCCAAGTCAATTTACCGTTTTGGGATTCATTCGTCATTATCGAAAACTCCGTCATATAACAAATCAGCCAGGCTCGGCTCGTCATCTATTGGATTTGCTTCAATCCTGGATCTGCTGCTCGGTGTCATTCCAAATTCAATCATGTAAGCCTTGAAGGCTGCGGAATTGTCCCTGAACAGTTGCATAGCAGGATTCTTCCTGGGAGCATTTTCCCTGTCCTTGACAAACAGACCCAATTTATCGACGACCTCGAAGGCATCCCTGGCAAGTGCATAGTGCAGGCACATCATTTCAAAGGCCGGTAGGTCAACCTCGGTGAGGATCCCCAAATCAAGCAGCCTGGGCGCAAGTTTCTTCCACAAGTTTTGTCCTTCCTTTGGCAGTTTCCCCCTGGGGAGCGTAATGTCTGCAAGGTCAGGTTTCGGCTCGTTCTCATTCAACGGCCTTCGCCCTGGATTCCCTTCCAGTTTTTTCAGTTCAGTAGGTTTCGGTTTTCTTCCTGGCATGGTCCCAACTTTTTTTATTCAATACGCGCACAGATATAAATCATTGCCCGGCTGGTCTCGGTCAGGAACGCCCTAGGGATTTGACCCCCCCTTCCCTTCCCAATCCACCATCTAGCAAAATTGTTTTCTTTGAGTGGCAGGATTTGCATAAAGCCTGTAAATTAATTAATTTATTGGTTCCTCCTCGGGCCAGTGGAATTATATGATCCACTTCGGAGGAAGCAACCACTTCGTTATTTTTCGCATGGATCCCGAACGGGTCCCGGCATACCGGCTCCCGGTGAAGGACCATTCCCCTAAGCCTGCGCCACCTGGCCCCGTATCCCCTGGCAGCAGCGGTTGGCCTGTCCTGGTCCTGCTGCTGCTGGTCCTGCTTTGAGTGCTCTTCACAATATCGCCCGTCCCGAATAATTTCAGGGCATCCCGGCCACCCACAAGGATACCGGCTACGGTAGGGCATTTGACCCCGTCCTGTTTTCAACCAGGCTGCGGATTTCCTGGGAAAGTAACCGGCTACGGTTCAACGCATCGACCGCCCCTGCTGGATCATTCCTTTTATCAGGGAAGTTTTGGAGCAGGTTTTTTAGTTCCTGCTCCTTTTCTTCAATCAATTCACCAATCGATTTAGGCGTCCTCGACATAGTCCTTGTGTATCCAACCCCCCGCCAGCTGCAACCAGTCACCCTCCTGGGCGACAACAGGCACGATTGAACCTGGCATCAAGTCCCCGATATCCTGGGAAGTCGCATTAGGTTCCTTCCTGATATTCAAAAAGGGAACGGAAGTCGACTTGACCCTGACTAGGTCCGGTGTCCCTGGGGAAGGCGGTTCGGGCGGTTCTGGTTCGTCACTTGCCAAGGTCCCTATATACGACAAAATAGATGCGAATTGGTCATTGAAAAGGAAGTCCTGTCGCCAGAAATTGAACCCCTTCAGCCTGCTTCCCAACCGGTTTGTCAGGTAGTCGATCCCGTCCATCATTTGAGCAAAGTTAGGTGTCCAGCCCCGCTCGGTGAAGGTTGGGAGTGTTGGAAGCCAGGGCATGTCGGGCCTTCCGACCCTTTTCAATATTGTTTCGTACTCGTCCACCATCCGGGCAAAATCCAACGCCCAGGAACTCGCACCAATCGGGTAAGCCTGCGGTCCCAAACCGTGAATTATATAATCCCCGTTTGGGTCCTTATAACTCAACCATTTATCCCATTTAATCTCGGGGTGAAGGTCGGGCCTGCGGTAGGACTGAAGCCAATATCGGGCCCTGACAACCCCTAACCCTCGCAAAAAAGGACCCGTGTTTCCTGGGTAGTTCTTCGCCCATGAGCCCTCGACATCCAACCATATATCGCTCGGATTCCACCTGGTTATAGACTCATTTACCGCATCCGCTGAACCCTGCGGATATTGCAGGTAGGGAAAGTCCCATAACTGGACCTTTAGCCCATTCCTCTTAGCCAACTGTTCCAAATCATCATTTGACTTCCCCTTATAAGGCCATAATTTGAAAAGGTTCCAAGAATTAGGACCATAAAGGCCGGTCGAATTTGTCCCCTTTAAGCAGAACTCCCCCCGGACCTGCTGGACCTGGTCAACCCTATTTTGAAGGGTCACAGATACATTAGTCCAAGGCTTCCAAGTACTAAGCAAGACTCTCATGGCAAAGGAACTCCCAAAATTTGCTCGATTAATTGTTGGATCCAGCCCCATAATTCAAGATGCGATACAACCCCAAAGACAAACAAACCAAGCAGGAAAAGGACGATAGCAGTTCCCTTCGGGTGTCGTCCCATCCAAAGGAGCAGCGTATATTTTTCTATAACGTCAATCCTCTTATTAACCTGCTCGATTCCCTCCCTGCAGATCTTCGCATCCCTGCGCCCCCTCCCCAAATCTACCAAGGTCAAGAGGACCAAACGGCGGAATTGTTTTTCCGTCAAATCCCCGTTTTTGTCCAGTGCCTTAATTATGTCGTCGTAGATATCGGACCCCCCCGCCTTAATGTCAATTATGGGATTTCCGGCGACCACTTAGGAACCATTAGCCCTTAAAACCGGTGCAGCCAATTTGTAGTAACCGGCTGCGGACATCCCCATAGTGATTGACAGAAAAACCGCCTCAATATAGGGGATCCATTCCGCTGGCGCAAACTGGATCACCTGGAAGAGCCCCATCGCTGCAGCTCCAACGCTGAACGCCAGCACAGTGGCAGCCTTTCCACTTACATTAAACAATTCTTTGAGAAATTGCGTCGCCCCTGGGATCCACAATAACAAACCAACCCCGCCGATCTGAATTGAACCAAAATCAAACATTTTTAACCTCCGTGAGAATAAACCTTCCCAGGCCTGACCACCCGGAAGGTCAGACCTGGTTCAATAAGGAGAAGCGGGCTCCAATGGCCCATCTAATTTGATTATAAGAACTGGACCTTCAAAAGTCAATCTATTTTTTAACAATTCCCCGTTTATTAATAAATATCCCCAACCTGGCGAGTAGTTCAAATGATGATAATTTCCCAAACATTATTTTTTGACCCCGATAATAACCCCTGGCCTTCATCCTGCGGTCCAATTGCCGCGCAAGGTTTTTTATCATTCTGCGATCCTCCGGATCCATAACCAATAAAGCAGACTCAAAATCACGCATCGTAAATTTGCCATTTTTAGGGTCCATTTTCACCGTCCGCATAGTTTGCGCCCTTTTCAGCCCCAAAACTAAGCAGAACCCCCAAATTTTCAACCCTGCGCCATTTTGGAGCCGGTTTTATAAATCAAACATTCTTTGAGCCACCAACCTGGTCAACCACCTGGTCGCCTGGTCAGGGGCGAATACAGCAGTTGTCCCGTCTGCGGAATCTGCTCCAAGTCTTTGAAAGTAATGGAACCTTTTGACCGAATTGACCCGCCCAATATGGACCAGACATCCCAAACTCTTAGCCCTGGTTATACAATCCTTAACCCCCTGGCCGGCTCTCCAATCATCCGTACCACCAATAAACAACCAATCGAACCCCTCAGGCCATTCCTCAATATTTTCCAAACCCGGTTGAGCCCCAAGGGCAATAGGCCAATCAGCAGCCAATCCACCGGCCCAATACTCATATTGGATCAGGGTCTGCTCCACATCCCCATAAACATCAGGCACCACAACAAAAAGGCAGGTGTCCCGATATGGTTTCAGTTCTTCCAAATAACTAAGGAACTCGCTAGGGTTAAAGGCCCCTGTAAAGGCCCCGTTATCACAGGCCCACCACCGACCCTCCCGGATTCCTGCTGGAATTGTCCAATTTTTTGGAGTAGTCATCACCCCAAAATTCTTGTGAAGTCCTTCCATTGATGAAGCCTGCGGCCATAAATAAATCATTCGCCCATCCCAAACAAATCAAGGATTTCCGAAAAGGGGACCTTCCAAACTGCTGGACGGTTCCCCTGGGGCGGGTCAGCCAACCCGTTGGCGACCATTTCCCTGGTAAAGGCTGCTATATAATCCCGCCTCAAATTGTCGGGGATCCCGTGCTGCGTTTTCAAATCCGGATATATTGGTCCACATTTCCCCAGGTATTCCCCAATGAACGTATAGGGGATATCGATTGTCGAGGTATGAAAGGAATAATAAACAGTTTTCCCTTTCAGATATCCCCTGATTTCAAGCGGTCCAATATGCTCGAAAATTCTCAATTGACGGGAGTTCATTAACCTGATTTCCCGGGCCAGGTCCCTGTAATATTCCGTCGGTCCGTACCACGCTTGCCGCGCTGCTTTCAGGTGGACAGTGAACCTATCGACAAACCAATCCAACCAACCAAACAACGCAAACAGGAGCGCAACCCCCCCAAACAAAATAAACAGGGACCTTAAAGCAGCGTGCTGCTCGGGGATCAAATATTTCCCAATCACAAAACAAATCACCGCTACCAGGGACCCAAATATCGGGCCGGTCAACCTGCTTTCAGGGCCGGTCAAGGTTGATTCCTCCCAAAATTGCGATATTGGTTCCTATGATCTTCTGAAGTTCCTGGACATTAACGCTTGTCTCAATATATCCCGTCGGTTCATCCACAATAATTAGCAGCTGCTCCAGCAATTCATTAGATGACCGCAGGGCCCTTGCCATTTCGACAAGTGTATTGTGCATTTGAACCACCCCAACCACAACAGCAGAACCGGATATTTCCTGGACCATAGCCGGCCCCTGGTCCTGCTGCAGCTGCGACTTAAATTTTCCTGTTTCCGCTTTCATCTTGTAAGTAGGCATTTTCTGTTCCTTTTATGGTTCCGGTGTAATAGGTGTAGGGTAGGGGATTTGCGTCCTGGGATCCATTGTCGGCGCCCAGGTCGGCGTTGGTCCAAAATCCCGAACCCATTTTAGGATGACAGGAAAGTACGATTCCCCATCCTGGCGACCCTGGGCGGTTGTCCAAATCACTGACAAAGCAAGGACCACCAAAACAACCACCAAAATGATCACCCAAATTAAGATTTTTTTATCCATTTTGAGCCTCCGTGCGTGCGCCTTCCTGGTCCAATGGCAACGCCCAGGGATCCAATTGCGGAGGGGTAGGGGATCCAAATAGGGATCCCTGCTTTTCTTCCTGTTCCTGTCGGTGCATTTCCTGGATCATTCTGTTCTTTGCTGCTTCCAGTTTTTCCCATTGCTTATTAGCCTTAACCGCCCATTCAAACAGGTAAGTTGACCTTTCGTATTCAACCTTGCCGGGGTAGTATTTTTTCTGCTGCAAGGTCAGGGCATCAATCGCAATTTTATAAGCCGTCGTCAGTTTCATTTTTTGATCCTCACATTTTCACTATTTGACCTCAATATACTTTGAAGGTTCAATTCCTCTTCAAAACATAAAGGCCGGTCAGGGATCTGGACCTCAACCCTGCGCCATAATTCCCGGCCTGTTTTCTGCTGCTCCACAATCGAACCAGCCTCAATCAAATCAACCTGTTCCCATCCTGGCCCAGCCTGGGATCTTCCATTTTTTCCCATTTTTGATCCATCCTTTCAGAATAATTATTCTCGGCCCCAAGTGCAATTAAATAATCCTGCTGCGCCTGGTCCCGGTCACCCTGGCAAGTTTGCCAGGCATTAAGTAGGTCCTGCGTATTCTCTTCATATTGAACCAAAATCAAAACCTGCTCGGCATACTTCCTAGCAGCCAGCGGGTTAAGGACCGCCAACCTGGACAATTTCAGGATCTTCCTTTTCCAATCAATCATAGCGGTACATCACCTCTAGGGCCTGCTCCAAACTCAAAACAACCGCCCTGGGTCCTGGGAAGTTCCAAAGGAACCGGAATTGACCCCAGGTCAGGAACCTTAAATCTGTTTTTACTTCCAGCAGCACAGTCACGTTTTTTTTTGACACGACCAACAAATCCGGGAAGTCATCC